GGTAATAAAGAACAAATAAGAAAGTGTCAAACTCAAATCGCCGAGTTAAAAAAGGCGTATAATAAAACTAAATCTAAAAAATGAAAGATACTAACGCTATCGAACGAGCATTAAGAGATAAATGCACTAAAGAAATAAGTAAAGTAGTTGATATTTTCATGAACGAACTCGAAGTAAAGATAAGAGGTGAATATAGTTCAGCTAATTATTATGATTTTACACCACCAAACAGCGGTGGAAAAGCAAGTTTTCATGTAATGGGTACTGAGCAACTAAGAAATGTATTACATAGAATGATTTCAAATGCTCATCTTGAATCTATGGTTGCAGTAAAATCAAAAGAATTAATTAAAAAACTTGAATTAGTATGAAAAAGAGAACGCTAAACGAGATTAGACAAACAAAAGAATATCAAAGAGCTGTTGAGCTAAGTGATCAAGGCGGTAAGTATACTGTTCCAGAAAAAGGTCACGCAGCAGTTGCTTTAGAAGAAATTAAAGCAACTAAAAACCCTTTTGAACACGAAGAAGTAGATAAAACTGTTAATCAAATTGTAGAAGATCTACAACCTCAAATATTTGATACTATATTTCAAATGATAAATGATGAAATGACTAAAAGATATATATTTGACTCATCAGAATATCTAACTGAAGCAGGTTTAGAACTATTTGAAGACGAATGGTTCGAGTTTTATCATGAAAATCATGGTAAAATAATGCATAAACTACTACAAAACTTAAAATAATGGAAAAACCAACTCAATCATTAACACCACAAGGCATGTTTGGTGATAGAAAAGACATAATGGAAGCTTTTGATTACGCTAAATTAATATGTGAAAGATCAACTAAAGCTGATTATGTGTACACTATGACAGCTCTTATGGTAATATGGAACACGCTAGCTAATCAATACGAGCCGTTAGTGCCAAAAAATACAAACTAAATACGAACACTATAGGATAATATAAATATGTTATACGATAAATTAAAACCACATATCAAAGCTAAAATGGAGAAGGAAACAAAACAATATCCTTCTGTAAACTGGCTAATTGATAGTATTAAAAACAAAGACAATTACTCTGATTTAACTATTGATGAGATAAGATCTATCTGTACATTTGGTGATGTATGGTATTATGATCTTACACAGAAAGAGTTAATATGGGGTGACTGGCTAATAAGTAAATAAATATGAACGAAGAACAACTAGCGTTAGATACGTTAAAAGCACTAGGTGCTAAAGACACGTCAAGTCCATCTCAAACAAAAAGAGGTACAACTTGCTTTACACTACCAACCGGTAGATGTATATCTGAACATAAAACAGGTTATATAAGAGTAAACTACTTAAATAAAAATGGTAGTATTTACACTTGTTATCAACTAAATCCACAATATAAATCTGCTCACAAAGTAATATCAATGCACGGTGAGCTGTGTGAGTGGGAATATACTAAAAGAATGTTGATAAATAGTAGAGCTGAAAGGCTAAAAAGACTTGTATTATATGCAATTAAAGATATAAATGAAGCAAATGGAAAATGAATTAAAACAAGCCGTTTTTATAGCCATGCTTAGCGTGGCTGTATTGGCAGGTATGGTAATAGTATTTTTAACAAACTTTAACTAAATTAACTAATATGGAATCAAAAGAACCAACAAACGAAAAAATAATAGAAGCTGTAAAAAGTTATTATGGCTTAAAAATAGATGAAAACGCATATAGTAATGCAGATGTATATGCTTATGAAGAAACAACTGCAGATGGTTATTCTGTATACGTAGTAACACACGATATGAAAAGTATATGTGTATCTGAAGATGTGTACTATTATGACTCTGATGTACCATCAGCTATTATGGAGTGTATAGCAAACTCTAATGGGTATTGTACACTATATGCAGATCAATACTTCTTAGATGATATATACTTTGATGATATGTTATTAGAAGAATTTGCAGAAATAGCAGATAAGATATATGACGAAATAGCAAATGACGAAGGCGATTATGGCTTTGACATGGCAGAATTATTATGGCTCAAAGAAGAATATACTGAGTCAGAAGAAATTAATCAGACTGTTAGTTAGTTAATAGTAGTTTAGTTTCCACATTAGCTCGTACCGTAAATGGTGCGGGCTTTTCGTGGTATGAGTAATATAAATATGATGAAAGCGTTTATGTTGTTAGGGGATCTATCAACTAAACAAGGTGAAGAACTGTCAGATATGGCAGTAAAATACCAAGAACGAATAGCTTTTGCTACAATGAGAGCTGCTATACCTGGCTGGCAACCGCCAAGTAACTGGGACACTTTAAGTAATAAAGAAAAACATAAAAGACTTAAAAAGTTACAACACACTACACTGTAGTAAATTACAAACTAAATACGAATACTAACGGATAATATTAATATGAACGAAAACGAAATAGAAAAATTAGCTCAACTATTATTTGATAAAATAATGGAAAAGCAAGAACAAGCAGACATAGAATATGCTGATCAAATTACAAAACTAGTTAATCAAGGCTACACTATATCTGATATTACAAGTAATAAAACAGATGAACTAGGCTTAAATGCTGAAGAAAGACTTGTAGGCGAATTAGCTAGGCTGCAAACTATAATGATGATATTTGAAGATAAAGAAGAATATGAAAAAGCAGCAATGATACAAAAGAAAGTAGAAAAAATAAATTTTAAATTAAATCATGGAAGTGGAAAATATTAAAGCAATGCTTGCTCACAAATACAATGAGGACAAAGCAGATTATCCAGCATTTATACAACCAAAACTAGATGGCGTACGCTGTCTGTTTACTGCCAAAGGCGCGTTCTCTCGTGCTAATAACAGGTTTATGAATGTAGAACACATTGAAAAGGTATTAAA